TTTTGATTTATTTGTATCTGATTCTATACCTATCTCACCTATAATTAATATAGGATTATCAAGACTTAGGTTTGCTGCAGTATCGATTCTATGTCCTACGATACCTGTTATTCGTTCTGCCATAATTTCTCCTTATTGTTCCGTTATGATGTATTCTGGATTATCATCAAAAGTTGTGATATATTCTGGGTTCTCATCGAAAATTATTTCAACAGGACTTGGAATACCACCAATCTCTTTTATATATCTACCAGTTATAATTTGCTCTGACTTGGTGTAATCGGTTTCTATACCTATTACTTCAAGCTTATAGGATTTAATTCTGTCTTTTGAAAACCAAACATAAGCATCTATATTATCTTCTATACTTAATGACAAAAATTGTATTTTAGTTTTAAATTTAAAGGTAGGAAATATTCCACCATATTGCTCATATATCTTTTCTGAGAATTCCTGAGCATCTGTTTCGTTAGTTAATAGAGTTTTAAATTCCTTCTCTCTTCTAGTTCTATATTTCTCGTATAAACTCTCCTCTAGAGAAGAATTTCTTGTGAAAGAATATCTATTTTTATCCCAAGATTTATTATATCCCACCTTAATAGATGATGTATATTCTTTTGATGGATTGCTTTCAGATGTGGGACGTAATTGATCTGTCACATTTATGGTGTCTATAGAATCTTTCTCTGTATCTCTAAGTCTGAAGGTTATCTTTCCATCACCTTGAAACATAAAAACACCTTGAACAGATGCTGCAATATCTCCTATTATGTCTATAATCTTTCTAGAGGTTGGAACGGATAATAATATTTCAGGCACTAAAGCTCTTGATTCTTCCCACTCAGTTATATTAAACAAATCTTCTGTGTATGAAATATCAGTGAAATTCGTTAACAAATCTACTATTATATCTAAAGGGTTTGTCACATCATATCCAACATAGGATACAGATACTTCATCACCTGGTTCATAATCTATAAACTCATCAGATACTTCATCATAACCCTCTAAAGTAAAAGTACCGTTAATCACATCTGTTGAAGTAGGTGTAACCTTATTTCCTTTTACATAAATATCACCTATGGATTGTATAGGATGTATGTCGGTATCTATAAATTTGAAATTATAAGTTAATTGATTATCTAAAGCCTCATCTGTACATACAGCTATTTGTCTATTAATAATTCCATAACCTAAAGGGATTGATGCACCTATATTTCCACCAATTAAAAACGGATACACTGCAGTTGTGAATAGTTTTGTTGATGTTGATCTAGATATGTTTTTTCTTAGATCTTTTATATTAATCTTACAAACTTTCTCAGATAAACTAAAATCTTCAAAGAATCCAGAATAAACCATCTCAAACTCATCAAAAGCTATATCACTAGACCCAAATCTTATTCTAACTCTTTGGCCATAAATATCATCATCAGCTAAATCATCGAAGTGACCATCGGTATTATTTAAGCCTACAGATCCACCATCATATGAAATTTTACCAAAATACAAGGGATCTTTTTTATTAGATATTTTTGGTATAGATTGAACTCTTCCTTCGAAGAATATTCCATCATACCAACCCTCATGAGTTGCATAACCTTTTGTAGCACCTATGATTATATTATCATAGTCTGATGGTTTAGAGTTTCCTTCAAGATTAACATATAGAACTTGTTCGTTTCTATCCCAGTAGAAAGATTTATCAGTAACCCTTAATATATCTATAGAAGATATTTCGGTATAATTCAACCCTTCTACTAAGAAAGACCTTACTCTAATAACTCTTTCTTTTCCTGTATACTCTTCTGGTAGAGTTGATGTTTCTGATGAACCATACTTGAAGTAACTCCAAGATCCAAAACCATAAGAAGATGTTAAATTCTTTTCGGAGTTTGAATAAGTTGTTTTCCATATGCCTGGCTCTTCTTTGATCCAATATTGATTATCAAAAGGTATACCTTTATCTATTTCAAATAACACTACCTTTTGAGATATAGGTAGTTTTATAAACTCGTTATAAGTCACTATTTACTCCTCTATAAACCTTGGTTTATTCCATCCCCAATCGTATAATTTTTTATCCAGAACATCAAAAACATGCTTAAAGTGAAGATCTGAGCCAAAAAATTTCTCAATAGCATCTATATTTATAAGGTTTCTAGCATAAGGAGTTGCCCTTACGATGACCAATTCATAATTTGAAAGAGTTTTTAAATCTTCTATATTATCAAACCATAATTCTTTTATAAAAGGTATATTCCCTGGTACTTCTCTTATTCTTAAGCAGTAAAAATCTCCAGTTTTATGCAAAGAATCGACACTTGTGTTTGGGAATCCTGTAACAGTTGTCCAACTTATACCATCTGTTGACCATCCTAAAGCAAGATTATCAGATGCATCACGTCCTACAGTAAATCCTGTATTATCAAACTTAGCTGAACTTATTCCTTTATCTAACACATCTATAGTTGTTATAGATGTTACATCGGTTATATCAGGTACTTTAAGTACATTTCCACCACCGAAGTGCCAAATATTACCTATCTTAAAAAAGTCACAAACAACTGGTGATGTAGCCCATGTTCCAGCAGCATCCTCACCTTTAGGACTCCAAGTTACACCATCTGCGGATGTATAAAATTGAAAAGATGATCCAGATCCAGATGTAAAAGATTTTGTCCAAATAAATTCACCTGTTTGTTTATCATATCCTAATTTATTATGATATCTTGGAAAACCGTTAGTGTCAGCAGTATCTACTATTACTGAACTCCATGAACTACCGTCTAGTTTATAAACACCAGTTGTTGTATCTGGATCAGAATAAACTGCAGCTGTCATAAAAATATCTCCAGAATTATCCTTTAGAATTGAAGGTACATTGTAATACATAGGGTTTCCAAAACTACTCCCAATTGGTAAGCCTGACGTAGTGATAGTTGTAATTTGTTTTTGATATCCTAATTTAGATACATCCCATGCCATCTCTGGAGCAGTAGGGACTTTCTGTGAAATCATATAAAGGCCATCAGAAGCTATAGAATTTATAGCTTGAGATATATTGTGATATTTACAATAAGTATATCCAATAGGATAATTAGGATCATCCAAGATATTTATAACCGAAAAGCTTCTATCAATATTTGCCATATAATTGGCAGTTCTCGGCACTCCAACTTTTGTTTTCACTAAATCAGAAACATGGATTTGATTAAAATAATCAGATCCAGACTTTTCGAACTGTAAAACGTATCTCTCACCGCCTACACTGTAATAACCTTTTTTATCATAATCATAATTAGGTAAAGCTGTATTAGTCATACTGACTGAAGCAGTTCCACCACCAGTTATGATTATATAAGATAATCCATCAGATGGCGTATCTAATATTAACTCTTCTGAATCAAATATATAAATAACTCCATCTATATCTACAGAAGATGTTGCAGTAATTGATGGCTTAGAGTTATTAAGCATATTTGTAAACTCTAGGTTGTCCCATCCTTTTTTTAAGAGATTTTTACTCTCTGTTTCATCTTGCCAATCTGTCGCAAGATAGCTTGCGTTTTCTACTTTTCTACCCGCCATATTAAAATACCTCTTTTAAAGAAATTTTTGTTGAATAATATTTACCATATTCAAGTTTTTTAAACGCCATATTATTCTGGTTTAATACACAGAATAAGGGAGCGTACTCATCTAAGTTTTTTTCCCATAACATAACCCATACAGGTTTTATTTTACTAACATCCTTCCACATCTCAAGTATTTGTTTTCTTCCAGCTACTATCTGGCCTTTTATTCCAGGTCCTTCTTCTTCAAATATCTGAGGAAAACTAAAGGATGTTTCTAAGTACTCATATCCTTCATCCCCATAAACTTGTCCAGACACTGAGAAAGATGATTTTGATGTTGTGCTATACTTTAAAGAAACCTTAGTATCTATACCAGGCATCTGAGTGTAACTACCACCCATACTGATGTATCCCAATTCTATATTAACTGTATCAATTATCTTTAGTCTCCAAAACTGATATGTTTCATCTAAATCTAAATATAATATAGAATCTGTAATAATTAAGGTCTCTGAATAAGTTGGTGATGTCCACACATCTGTACTATTTGCTTCTAAGGTATATGTTCCATTACCTGTTAAATTACCGATATTTACGATAAAGTGTTTTATATTTTCTATAGAACCTAAGTCTATAACAAGATTTACATCTTGAGCTCCAAACTTAAAAGTAGAAGCAAGATGTGGCTGTTTTAATAGATTCACATCTTGATTTACTTCTGCTTCTGATGGAGTTAGGGTTGATTGTTCTATTAAGTTATCCCAATAAATTCTCATATTTTCTCCCTTATTCTTCTACGATTGATGATGCAGGTATAATAATCTCTCTATTATTAATAGCATCTTGTGTTATAGGAATACTAACTGTCCCCAATCCTTGCATAACTATTGTTAAAGAGCTTAATCCTCCACCTGATCCAGATGGTTCATCTACACTTGCTTCTTGAGCATCAACTATAGATTGTCCAAGACTATTAAAAGTTGAATCAGACAAGGGTAATATAGCTTCTGGTCCAGCTTCACCGACAATTGCGTTAATACCTGCTCCTGGATTATTTACGATACCACCAGTTGCAAAAGGTTTTGGAGGTGGTTGTTGAGCTGCTATAAATCCTACTTGAACAGC